GGAAGACCACATCTACGACATGACCCGTTATGTCCTCATGGAAAGCCCGATAAGCCCGAGGCAGAACGCCGCCGAGCCGACGCCGTGGGCAGACCCGCTGAACCAGTTTAAGGACAAGAACGTGAAGCGCTTTGGCGCCATACACTTTGACAGATAGGAGAGAGATATCGATGGGTGATAATGAACTGGAACTGATACTGACCGGAGAGAAGACCGCAGACGGCGACGAGACCGCCACGCCCGGTGGAAAAGTCAACTCGGATACGGTGAAGAAGTGGCAGGGGATTCTCAAGAAGTACAAAGACGGCAAGAAGACGCTGGAGACCCGCATCGTCGACGCCGAGCAGGCATGGAAACTGCGCCACTGGGAGCAGATACGGAAACGCGATGTAGGAGACCCGGAACCGGCGTCTGGCTGGCTGGTGAATGTAATCCTGTCGAAGCACTCCGACGCCTGCGACAACTACCCACAGCCGGTATGCCTGCCTAGGGAGCCGAGCGATGCAGAGACGGCCAACAGCCTGTCGGACATCCTGCCTGTCATCCTCCAGCAGAACCACTTCGACCAGACGTGGAGCGACGTGTGGTGGTACAAGCTGAAGAGCGGCACCGGCGTCTATGGCGTCTACTGGGAGCCAGACAAGCTTGGCGGGCTTGGTGATATCAGCATCCAGAAGGTGGAGATACTGAACCTGTTCTGGGAACCGGGAATCACGGACATACAGGACAGTCAGTACGTGTTTCAAGTGAAGCTGGTGGACAACAACATTCTGGAGAAGGAGTATCCCCAGCTTAAAGGCAAGCTGAAGACCGGCGCCACGACGCTGACGCGGTACATCTACGAGGACTACATCGACACGAGCGAGAAGAGCGAAGTGGTGGACGTCTACTACAAGGTGAAGCAGGAGGGCGGAAAGAGCATCCTACACTTCGCCAAGTACGTTGACGAGTACCTGCTGTACGCCACGGAGAACGACACCGAGGGACAGTACGGAGAGCAGGCCGACCCGATGACCGGACAGATGGTCATGGTGCAGACCAGAGCGCCCATGAGCGAGACCGGCCTATACGAGCATGGGCTGTATCCATTCGTGTTCGACGCGCTGTTCCCGGAGGAAGGGTACCCCAACTGTGGCTTCGGCTACGTGGACCTGTGTAAGGACGCGCAGAAGTACGTGGACCTTATGGACAACGCCCTCATCAAGAACATGCTGGCCAACGCGACGCCCAGATGGTTTATCCGGTCCGACGGGGGCATAAACGAGGCCGAGTACGGCGACTTGAATAAATCGTTCGTGCACGTGCAGGGCAGGCTCGGCGAGGATGCTATCCAGCCCATCCAGTCCACCGGGCTGGGCGAGGCGTTCATCTCGCTGAAGCAGTTGAAGATAGACGAACTGAAGCAGGTAGCCGGTAACCGCGATGTGAACAACGGCGGCACCGGCGGCTCGGTCACTGCGGCGTCTGCCATCGCGGCTCTGCAGGAGGCTGGCAACGGCATCTCCCGCGACATGATTTCCGCATCGTACCGCGCCTTCGCGAAGGTCATCAACCTGTGCATCGAACTGATACGCGAGTTCTACGATATTCCCCGTCAGTTCCGCATCTTGGGCCAGAACGGAAAGCCCGTGTTCGTGAGCTTCGACAACAGCACCATCAAGCCGCAGGGGCAGGGCACTGATTTCGGCATCGACATGGGGTACCGGCTCCCGGTATTCGACGTCGACGTGGAAGTGGAGAAGGACTCCCAGTACAAGACAGCCGCCTACAACGAACTGGCCATCCAGCTTTACCAGCTTGGGGCGTTCAACCCCCAGATGGCGGACCAAGTACTTCCCATGATTGACATGATGGAATTCAAGGGAAAGGACGAGGTAAAAGAGAAGATATCCATGAACGCGAAACTCCAGAAGTACGCGATGATAGCACTGCAGTTGGCGGCGAAGTATAACCCGATGCTGTATATGCAGATGGCGCAGGACCTTGGCATGGCGCCGCAGATTGGCGCAGGGCAGGCGCCGCAGACGAACGTAGGCGAGCTTGGCGTGGATGTCGGCGGATTTGGTATGACCGGGAACGCCTATCTGGACAAGGCCCGCATGGCCGCAGAGGGAGGTAGTAGTCCGCGATGATTACCATTGAGGCCAGATATGGCGCTGTTGAAGTGACAGGTCATGCAGACTACGCCCCGAAAGGGCAGGACATCATCTGCGCCTCGGTGAGCATCCTGCTGTATACCCTCGCATCAGCCTTGGGTGAGGATGTGGAGGACCTTAAGCTGGACAACGGCGACAGCAGGATAACGTGGCGGACCACGAAGCGGACGAACAACGTGGCCTCGGTGGTCAACGAGGGCTTTCGTCTGCTGGCAAACAGTTATCCACATTACGTGAGCTATGCGTTCCGCAAGCAGGGGGTTACATGACCGTAAACCCCTTTGATATAAACGAGCTATAAGGGGCGCCCACCTAACGGGCAGAAAGGGTTTTGTATGGACCTTTTGAATCTGCAGTTGTTTGCCGACGGGCAGGCGGCTGTATCGGGCAGTAACGGGGCGGACGCCGCGCCCACTATTTCCGGGCAGGAATCTCCGGGGGAGGCCAGTGCGGCCCCCGCACAGGACGCCGCTGTGGACTTTGACGGGATGCTGAAGAGCAATCCGCAGTTCAAAGCCGAGTATGACCAGAGAGTCAAGAAAGCGCTGGATGGACGCTTCAAGGAATTCAACTCACTGCGTGAGCGGCAGGAGAAGTCCCAGCCCATGTTTGAGATGTTGGCAGAGAAGTACGGCGTCAAGTCAGGCGATGATGGCACATATGACCAAGATGCGATTATGAAAGCCATCATGGACGACGATACTTTCTACGAGCAGGAGGCCATGGAGAAGGGGCTCACCGTAGCGCAGTTGAAAGAGATACGTTCCATGGAGCGCGAAAACGCTGAACTCAAGCGTCAGATGCAGGAGCAGATGCAGGAGCAGGAAGACAGGGCGTTTTTCGGCGAACTCGTCCAGCAGGGCGAGGCGCTGAAAGCCATCTATCCCGGCTTTGATATACAGGCCGAGATGGCGAATCCGCAGTTCGCAAGGCTTGTCATGAATGGCGTCCCGGTAAAGGGAGCGTTTGAGGCTTTGCACATGGACGAGATAATGGGTGGAGCGATGCAGTTCGCCGCCCAGAAAGTCACCGAAAAGGTGAGCAACGCCTACGCCGCCAATAAAGCGAGGCCCAGAGAGATAGGGTCCTCCGCTGGCCTTCCTTCGCAGTCCGAATTCGACCCTACGAGGCTGACGCGAGAACAGCGCAAAGAATTAAGAGAGCGCATCTACAGAGGGGAGAAGATTTCCATGTAGTGCGCCAGCCTTGAAAGGAGCAACTACCATGATTGATTTCATCAACCTTCAGCTTTTCGCTGACGCCGGTAGCGTGGTAACCACCACGAGCGGCTATGTGAACGCTTATAGTGGCGCTACCGTCAACCCCGACCCGGCGACCAACACGATGTCGCCCACCATGAAGACCTACTACGACACCGAACTTCTGGAGAACGCCCGTGCGAAACTGGTGTTCAACCAGCTTGGTAAGAAGCAGGCTCTTCCCAAGAACCACGGCAAGAGTGTCGAGTGGAGAAAGTTCAACACCTTCGCGCCTTCCCTCATTCCCCTGCAGGAAGGTGTCATCCCCGAGGGCAAGCAGTTCGGTATGACCAGCATCAACGTGGCCGTCGACCAGCACGGTGACTACACCACGATTTCCGATGTTCTGGAAGTCCACGCTGTCGACCCCATCATCCTTGGCGCTACCGAGGAAATGGGCGCCGCTGGCGGCGAAACTGCTGATATCCTCACGAGGAACGAACTGCTGACCGGCACGAACGTCATCTACGCTGACGATATCGGCAACCCGCAGTCCATCGCGACTCCCACGAGCCGTGCCCAGATGGATGCTGACTGCATCCTCACCCCGGACATCGTCAACAAGGCTGTGACGATGCTGAAGAAACAGAAAGCCCCCACGTTCGATGGCAACAAGTATGTCGCTGTCGTGCATCCCTCCGTGGCCTATGACCTTCGCAAGAGCGATGAATGGAACGAGGCCCACAAGTACGCCGCCGTGACCCAGATTTTCAACGGCGAAATTGGCGAACTGCATGGATGCCGCTTCATCGAGACCACGAACGCCCCCATCCTCAAGCCCGAGGACCTCGCCGCCGCTGGCCGCGCCCTCACCGTTGCGTCCAACGCCTCTGCCGCCGCCACGACCATCTCCGTCAGCGAGACTCTGGTAGCGCACGAGGTC